TCAGCCCGATGCGGCGTTCGGCTTGAGTTTCCATTCCACGGAATGCAATTCCTCCAGTTGCCGCGCGTCCTCTTTTATCGCTCGGATCAAGGCGAGGATGCCGTTGGCAAGTGGTTCGTTCTTGCAGAGGGCTGGATACTCGGTAGCGACCTCATACAGGATCTCCGCGAACCCCTGCATGCGCGCAATGTGCATATCGGTGGCGTTGTGGGCGTCATGCCAATCGGGTGTGTTCATTTCCGGCCCTCCACATAGTCGAAGATCTCGATATCATTGACCAAACGGCTGGCGCGGTCGATCAGGGTTTCGAACATAGCAGGCATCGAGTTGGACGCGGGCGACAGGTCGGTCTTGAGCGTTTCATGTAGCTCGGCCACGCCCTGCGCAAATGCGTGCAAGAACACCGCGTCACGGTGGATATCGTTCAGGGGACGGGCCTTGATGCCGGGGTGCAGGGAAGGACTTTGCCCAGACATGCCGGGGGTGTTATGGCAAGTATCAGCCATTGCTCGATCTCCTATAGGATCGGGTTTCGGTTAGGCCGCGCGTGGTGCTGTAACACCGTGCGTGGCTGCTTGCTTTGTTAGCAATTGTTTGATACATGCCGAGGAAGGGATCTGTCAACAGGAAAGTGCTAGCATTGTCAGTAGAACGCGAAACCCGCTCCGCGCCTCTTGGGCTGCGCATCCTGCCGTCAGTGAAGGCTGCGCTTGAAGCCGCTGCCCGCGAAGACAACAGATCAACTGCGTCGATGGCAGAGTTAATTCTTACAACCTACCTACGCGAAAAGGGGTTTCTCAAATGAACACTGATCTTGTCGACCTTCCGCTTAGCTGTTCATCTTGCGGGGCTGACCCGCTTCAAGTTGCGGTTTCTGATCCAGTCTCTGACGATAGCGATGCCACATGCGCAGACTGTGGCGCGCAGCTAGGACGATTTGGAGACCTTAAAGCGCAGGGGATGGATGCCCTCAAGGCTGCGGTTGAGAAAGCTGGAATAGAAGCATTCAAGGGCATCAAGTTCTGAAAGTGAAGTTATTGTGCCCGCACATTAAACGCATCACCCGCCCATAAGAGCGTCGAACAGCCCCGCCGATAGCGGCGTGCTGGACACCATAGGCGCGGCTGGCGTTCCCGATGCCTGCCCTGCCATCTGCTTCCCCGCGTGCCTCATCCACACATCGTCCAGCGCCATGATGATCTCGGCATGATGCGGGGGGATGGGGCGGCGGCTTACCTGCACATAGGCAGCCATTGCCTCCCAGGTGATCGGGTTCGGGCCGTGCTGGTGATAGGACCGCGCGCGGGACAGGTGCAGGAAGGCATCGAAGATATCCCCGCCCGCATCCGGCATCCGATACTTCTTGCCCTGCAGCATGGCTTCCAGCGTGGCGCACAGCATCTTCTCAAGGCGGGCCATCACCAGCGGTCCCTCGGGTTGCGAATTGATTTATGAACCATGTCGGGGATCCCCTTCCGGAACTGGTGAAGACCTCGCTGGACCCCACCAGCAACCCGCTGGTCCACGAAGGTTTGCAGGTTGCCGTTGTTATCGAAGCTGTTCGTCACGTGCACTTGCACGTCCACCGCCTGCTTACCGCCGCCACCCCCGGATGACACGCCCACAGCCCCGCCGTTGGCATAGCCCCTCAAGGCGCCTTGGTGGATGCTGTCGAGGTTGCGGACCCCGAGGCGCTGGACGGCTGCCGCGCTCATCACATACTCGCCACGGTGAACGATGCCTGCCGGGTCATACTTGCCACCTGCGCCGGTAAAGCCGCCCGCCGCATATCCGGGGTTCAGCAACCCACCAAGCAACCCACTTGCAGCCCCGATGCCGGGCAGCCCCATCAGGCCCTTCATCATCTGCGCCTTGGCGATCTCGGCCACCAGTTGCAGCATCGCATCCTTGGCGGACATGGACCCGTCGATGATCGATCCGAACATGTCTTCCAGCGCCTGCTTGCCGCGTTCGGACTGTTCCTGGATCTGCTTCATCTTTTCCGCCGCCGCTTCGGCCTCCAGCCCCGCTGTGACGTAGCTCTGGGCCAGTTGGTCGATCTCGGCTGTCAGTTCCGGGGTGATGGCCTTCCCGGCCTCCTGGGCGGCGTGTAGCAGCTCTGCGCGGGTGCGGGCGTATTCCAGGGCATCGCCATAGTCTTCGCCGCTTTGGGCCACCACGATCAAGGATGCGGCCTCAGCCTCAAGGGCCAGGGTGCGGTCGCGGATGGCCTCGGCCTCGCGCTGGTATTCGTCCAGCTTCTCCTTGCCCCCGGACGCGCCCTTGCCGCCCTTCGCACCGCCACCACCGCGACCTGCTCGCCCCGCTTCCCGGCGTGCGTCCTCTGCCGCCAAGGCTGCGCTGGCGAAGTCGGTGGCCTGCTGTTCGGTCAGGGATGCGCCGCTTTCACCTGCCCGTTCCCGGACGGACTCGATCTCGCGTTGCAGCCGCAGTTGCTCGGCGCTTGCGCTGTTGCGGGCCGTCTCTGACTGCGTGAAGCCCTCAGACGCGGCGCGCTGTGCCTCCAGGCTTTCGAGGCTGGCCGCCTCTGCCGCATGACGGTCGCGCATGGTCTGCCCGGCCTGCTGGTCAGGTGCCACGCCTGCCGCACGTGCCAGTGCCGCGCCCATGCTGTTTGCAAGGCTGATGATGCCGCCGATGACCCCGCCAAGGCGTTCCAGCTGGCTGATGACCCCGGAGAACTGCACCCGATCGCTGGCGTCGAGCTGGCTGAATGCGCTTGAGGCAGCGTCCTCGATCTCGCCAAGCTGCGCGGTGAAGTCCTCGCCCGACACTTCCCCCTCGCGGAAGGCTTCGACCAGCGTCTGCATTTCACTGTAGGCCGTGCGCAGGATGTCTGCGGCATCGTCATAGCCCAGGCTGTCCATCTTGCTGATGGCGTCGATCAGGGCCATGCCGGAGCGGTCGGCTTCCTCCGAGAGGGCCATGTATTGCTGGTTCAGGACGCCCAGGCTTTCGGCGTTCTCATCCACCATGTCGCGGTTCTGCGCGAGGCTGTCATAGAGTTCATCCCCCAAGATCGCCCGGCCCTGGTCCTCGCTGTCGAACAGATGGTCGAGGCGGTCGCGGAAGTCGGCCATTTCTGCCCCGGCAGCCACGACTTCGACCACCATGCGCTTGGCGAAGTTGCCTGCGGTGCTGGTGAGCTGGGCAAACTTCCGGTCGATCTCCTCGGCCTTGCGGATCAGCTCGTCATCCAGCACGGCGCCGGTTTCATGGGCGCGGTCGATGGTGGCCTGCAAGGCGCCTTCACCTTGGCCCAGCATCTGAATGAACTGCTCGCCACCCGTGCCGCCGAAGATCTCATCTGCAATGCGGATCTGCGCGGCCTTATCCAGCCCCTCAAGCCTGCCCATGATCTCCAGCATCAGGGCAGAGGGGTCTTTCAGCTTGGTCTTCAGGCTATCGGCACTAAGGCCCAAGCGGGTGAAGGCATCCGCCCCCGATCCCTTGCCGGTGGTGATGAACTCGTCTGCGCGCAGGGACAGTTCCTTGAAGCCGTCCACCAGGGCATCGACGCTGACCCGGTTCTGATCGGCCACGAACCTCCATTCCTGGAAGGACTGCGCCGACATGCCAGCCCGCTTCGCCTCGTCGCCAAGCTCGGCCATGCTGCGGACGGTGTTTGAGATGCTGCCGGTGACGCCTGCGAACAGGCCCACCGCTGCGCCGGCCACCAGCCCGCCCGCCATGGATGCGGCCAAGGTGCCGATGCGCCCCGTGGTCGAGGCGATGGCGCGGTTGATCGAGCCGGTCGAGCGGATCATGTCCGCTTCCATCTGCCGGGTTGCCGACCGGGAATTGCGGGACAAGCCCTGATAGGTCCTGGTGCCGCGCTGTTCGGCCTGCCGCATCCGGCGCTCGAACTCGGTCACGCGGGCTTCCAGCATTACCACCAGGCGCTCGTCGGCTCCCACTGCTACGTTCATCGTCGCCTCCTATGCGGTCCACATGTCTTCGGTGAACCATGTCTGATTGGTGGTCAGGCCGCCCTCGTTCGCCGCCGCGCGGGATACGGCCATTGCCGCTGCCACCGCGCCGTCGATCGACAGCCATTTCTTGGGCTTGGTGAACTTCACGACATGGCCGTGGTCGTTGCGCTTCACGACGACATTGGCGAAGCAATGACGCAGGACCGGATTGCCGCCGTGGAAGAACTCGCCACCCAGAAGGGCGCGCTCTAGCTCCATCGCTGCAGGCATCATCAGGGACGGCACCTGCCGGAAGTCCACGGCAGGAAGGCCCGCTTCAAGGATCTTGGGCTGCACCTGCCGGGCCATGTGCGGGTCGAAGGCGATTTCCTGGACGTTCAGCTCTTCGCAGAGTTCGATGATCTTGCTTTCAATCTCGGCATAATCGATCACCGACCCGACCGTGGCCGTGACCAACCCATCCTCAACCCACTGGCTGTAGGGTGCCCCGGACTGGCTCTCACGCTGCGCCACGCCGTCGTCGTCCATCATTCCGCCATCGTCCTTGCTGGTGACGGTGTCCTGAGGGCAGAAGAACCACGCATGACCGCGTAACCCTCGGCAACCCGCCAGCACCCCACGATCACCGACAGGTCCACGGTCGATGACAGATCGACAGCCAGCCAGCAGGGTTCGTTCTTGAGCGTATCGAAGTCATATTCTTTCGCGCCCTGGTCATAGATCTCCATGTCCACTAGCGGCTCGGTCGAGGCATCCAGCCAGATATTCAGCTTGAGCTGCTTGAAGGACTGCCGGTCGCCCACGCTGCGCTGTGACCGCTTGGCGTGGCGCCGGAAGCCCGCAAGGCTCGGATAGCCGTGCTGCAGGCCGGGATTGACGCGGTGCCACAGCTCCTCGTCCTGCCAGTCGTCGCGGCGGTCGGCCTCGAACAGGATGGGCAGGATCGAGTCATCCTCAACCTTTCCACGGGCGACGTTGCGCGCGTCCTCGAAGAAGTCAAAGGCCAGGGTGTCCTGACCCCGCCCGGCAGTCGAGGCCACGACCAGCAGGCTGTCATCGATCTTCTCGAGGCCGGTGGTCAGCGCCTCCCACAGGTCGCGGCCCTTCCAGATATGAATTTCATCTGCCAGCACGAAGGCAGGTGTGCGGCCATGCTGCGGCCCGCCATCGCCGGAGATGACCTCCAGGTATGAGGCGTCCTTGCGATAGAGCAGCTTCTTCGGGGCGTTGTGGGCGTCATAGATGCCCACCGCCGACACGATGCGCCTGTCTTCGCGGATGATGCCCACGGCCTCGCGAAAGCCGATACCGGCCTGCTTGCGATCCGCCGCGGCAAAGATGGCTTCACCGCCCGCCCGGCGCTCAGGGCCGATGGTGTGCAGCAGGGCCAGTGCCGCCGCCAGGGAGGTCTTGCGATTGCCCCGGGGCAGCAGCAGCGCGACGGTGTTGGTGATCCGCGTGCCGTCCTCATGCCGGGGGCCATAGATGCGGCGCACGATCCGCTCTTGCCAGGGGTCGAGCTGGAAAGCCCGGTTCGGCAGGATCGACTTGGGATGGCGCAGAGTGCGCAGGAAGGTCACCGCCCGCTCACCATAGCCGTAGGGGTCGGGGATCTCGGACCCGTCGTAGATCCATTCCGGGAAGGTCGAGGGTATGGCTTTCATGACCTTACCCCACGTCCAGAGGCGATGGGGTGCTGTCCTGGTCGCCATCCTCGCGGATCGCGGGGCGCGACCGGCTGACAGGCGTCAGGCCCATCTCTGCGGCCAGCTGACGGGCAGAGGCCATGGCTTGGCCCTGCACCCGGATCAGCTTCAGCATCATCTCAGGTTCGGGTTCGGTCTGGATCAGTTCTTCCATCTGCCGGACCCGTCCGATGCTGATGCAGTAGTTTCCCAAGCCGCCAAGATCCGCGTCGGTCAGGATGCGGCGTTCGGTCAGAACCGGCATCACCCGGTCCCATTCCTCGCGGGCGTGAACGTCCAGCCATTCGGGCGCTGCGATATTGTCGGCCAGAGCGTCATTATCTTCGCGCAGGTGGGGTTTGGTGCCCTTCATTCCGTCAGCCTCGTGCAGCGCAGGTCCAGACCCTTGCGGCGTCCGATGGGGGTCACCTGACTGATGTTGTAGGGCTGCCCGTGCCACAGCACCCGGTCAGCGTTGCTAATGCCGTCCAGATGCCGGATGCGGAACACCACGGCTTCCTCCTCACTGGCGCCAAAGCTGCGCATGAACTCTTCGGTGGTCTGGTCGATGCGCTCGGCCCGGACGCTGGCAAAGGGGCGCCAGGTGGTGGTCGGAGTGCCGTAGTCATTCACGGCATCGGTGCGATGCTCGATCTGAATGCTGTCGGTCAGCTTGCCGGACTTCATGGCAGGGCCTCCGCAATCAAGATTTCAAGTGTCACGACGCCGTGGGAATGTTCGCCGTCAGGGTCGCGCAGGTATCTTTGACCGGACACGCGCAGATCGGCGCAGTGCAGCCCCACAGGCAGCGTCAGGCGGCCAAGTTGCATTGCGGCAGCCACGGCGGCCCCGATGGCCTTGGACCGCTCTAGGGACGCCTCACGCGCCCAGATGTGCAGGGTGTGATAGATCCGGGTGTGCGCCCGGCGCAGGCTGGTGCCCTCATCCACGGACTGGCTTTCGCCCAGGATGATCGACGGCATTGGCGCGGGGCGCTGATTGGTGTCGAAGATATGCGCGGCAGGGACCAGCACCGTAATAACCCCGTAAGAAATTAGCCGGTCGCGGATGGCTTTTTGAACTGCCAGCTCCATCACTTGGCCTCCCGGATTGCTTTGCCCACGGCACGCTTAATGCGGTCGAGGGCGCGCTTTCGGCCAAAGCGGAAGCCCGGCCAGAAGAACGGCTGCGCCGCTGCCTTGCTGGTCCCGTGTTCCACAAGATGCGGATAGCGCACATCGGTATTGCCGACCGTGATGGCGGCAGCGTTCTCGGGCACCACTTGCGAGCCGCCGGGCTGCGAGTAAGCCGGGGTCGATTGGCCTGCGAGGGTGACAGCCACAGAGTTCTTCAGATCACCATCATCCTCAGGCGCCAGGCTCTCGATGATATCCGCGATCTCATAGGCACTGGCTGCCAATGCCGGTTGGACCGCTGCCCTTGCGGCGAGAGGGATCGCCGCCATGCGCTTCTGGAACTTGGACAGGCCGCCATCATCCGCCATCAGAAGGACCGATCCCGGTGTGCGTCGATGATCTCGGCCACGCCGAACGGCAGGGGGGCGCCACGCTCCATGACGGCTTCGCGGTTCTCGTACCACCACGCAGCCAGTTGCATGACGGCCTCGCGCAGATCCGGGGGCACAGCGTGGGCCACCTCGAATTGCGCGATCAGGCCATAGCCCAGCATCCGCTCGATCAGGCTTTGCGCTGCGTCCAGCTTGAGCTGGATCAACATGTCGTCGTCTTGCTGATCGCCAGTCAGGGCGAGGTGTTCCTTCATGTCGTCGAGGGTCACGATGGTTTCAATCGGCATGGGTCACCTCGTTATGTTCGTGACCGGGTGCAGATCGGCCTGCATCCGCATCACATTGTTGGCCGCGTCGAAGACTTCCCCGAAGCTCATCACCAGGGCGAACCATTGCCGATCGGTCACGCCATCCGGGAACAGCAGCCGGAACGGGAAGGCATCTCGGGACCGATACGCATTGAACAGCAACAGCTGGCCGGGGTCGGTCGGATCGAGGCCCATGACGATCTGCATCGTATCGGGACTGTGAACGCCCTTCATTGCCGTATAACCATCACCAAGGGGGTCGATGTGATTAGCCTCGTGCAGCTCATACCGCCCGCCCAAGGTGCCGAAGGCTTCCGTCTCTCCGATCTCAACCCATGCACCAGCAGGCACCGATACCGGGCCTGATGGCGACGAGGCGGGTTGATCCGCGATGAAGAAGCGGCTGCCAGCGACGGGGAACAGCATCAGACTTCAGCGTCAATCTTGACGATGTTGCTGTTGATCCAGAGCGAGGCGTTCAGCTTCATCACGCTGTTGGCGGTGTCATACTGTTCCGCCGCGCTGCCCACCTGGGCCACGAACATGCGCTCCGAAGGGGTGCCGCCCGGCAGGGCATCTGCCAGAACCACCCGGAAGGCGTAATCGCCCTTGGTGCGCTCGGCAGCGATCAGGGCGATCTGGCCGGGATCGGTGGCGTCGAGGCCGCAGACGATATCCATGGTGCCTGCGCTGCGGGTGCCCTTCAGGCGGCGGGTGCGGCCGGAATTGATGCCATCGAAGGTGACTTCCGAAGACGTGTCACCGGCAGAGCCCAGGCCCTCGGTTTCATCGATCTCGACCCACAGGGCGCTTTGGCCTACAAAGTCTGCCTCAACGAAGTCAGTGGATTTGGCAGCCAGGGGGCCGCCGATATAGAGGCGCGTGCCTGCGGTGGTGAAGATGGTCATGGCGAGGGTGTCCTAAGCTGGCGGCGCTCCAATCGTTGCTTGGCGCCTGAATGGCAGGGGGTGCAGAGCGACTGCCACCGGGACTTGTCCCAGAAGATGGTCTGATCGCCGCGATGGGGGGTCTTGTGATCGACCAGCGATGCCGGGGCACCGCAGGCCGTGCAGTAGGGATGCTGGCGCAGGAAGCGGGCGCGGGCCTTGTCCCATTCCCGATTGTAGCCACGCTGGCTGCTGTTGGGCCGGGTCTTGTCGAAACGGGCCTTGCGGGCCGCCGCGCGCTGGATCTGGCAAGGGCACTGTGCGCCCGAAGGCACCAGTTGACCACAAGAACAGATCCGGGGCGCGCGGACGGGCATCAGGCAGCCGGTCGGGTCAGCGGGACGAAGACTGCCGCAGCACCCGCGATGATGCTGGTGCCGCCGGCCTTGGTCAGCGACACGCGCACGTACCGCTTCCAGCCGCGATAGCCCAAGCGATAGGTGCTGTCGGCGGCCAGCGTGGCAGGGGCGTTGCTGTCGATCTGCGTGCCAGCCACAGCGGTCCAGCCCGAAGTGCCGGTGTCGCTTTCCTGAAGGGTCAGGGCATAGTCGCCCGACCCGGCGATGGCGCCGGTGTTGACCAGGAAGGCCACGCCGCCCTTGCCGTTCAGGTCGATGGCTTCGCCTTGGGCCGCTGCAGCCTGCACCGCTGGGGCGAGGGCAGAGACGGCATCGATGTTCGCATATATATCACGCATGGGTCATGCTCCTCAGGTGGTGGACATTCTCAGTTTGCGGAAGCGGGCCGGTTGCAGAACCGCACCGCCGACACGCCGGGTGGCGTGAATGCGGGTGATGCGCTCACGGGCGCGGCTGTAGGGATCGACCAGGATCGACATGCTCAGGCGGTCCACGATCCGATAGGCCTGGAAATCGCCGTAGATGATCGGGTTCTGGTTGGCTGCGATGTCCTCCAGATCCACCATCTCGATCACCGGGCGGCCCAGGATCGTCTCGGGCTGGCCCGCTTGCAGCGAGGTCTGCCAGATGTATTGGCCCTGCGTGTCCTTGAGGGTGCGCAGGATGCCCAGGGTGGTGCCGTTCATGGCCCATGCCCCGCGCGACCGGTAAGCCTGCGGCAGGTCATACATCAGCCGGATCAGGGCATCGGTGGACAGGTTGGCGGCGTGGCCGTTGGCAACCTCGGGAATGGCGGTGTTGACCATCACGCCCTCGGGCATCTTGACGCCCGTGCCCCACAGGAACGCCTCGGCCTCTTTTTTGCCGAAGTCCTCTGCCAGGGCGGCGCGCACTTCGGTTTCCGCGATGGGCGCGTCTTGCAGCAGGCGGTTGGAGATATCCACGAACGTCGCCAGTTCATGCACCTCGACCTCACGCTGGCCGAAGGTGATAGTGGATTCGTTATGCGGCTCCATCTCGCCCACCCATTGGGCGTTGGTGATATCGCCACGGGTCGGGAAGATCACGCTGTCGGCGCCGGTGTTGCGCACGCTCGCATAGCTGCGGATCGGGCTGTATTCGATCAGGTCGCGGATGACCTCGGAGGACATTTCCGGGGGGGCCAGGAACCCGCCCTGCGTGTCGCTGGTGACGTTCAGGGCCTTGCGGTCCTCTTCGGCCAGCTTGTCGCCGTGGCGCAGGTAGGACGCGAACGCCTTGCGCTCTGCCGTCAGCTCGTCCTTGGCCTCGGTCGTGCCCTGGTGCCGGTTGCTCTTGGCCTCCAGCTTATCCAGGCGCGCGACCAAAGCCGAGTTGTCGGCCTTCTGTTCGATGGCGGTCATCTTGGCTTCCAGTGCCGCGATGTCCGGGGTCTGCGTGTCGTCAGTCATGTCATAGTCCTTTGCAGAGGTGATGCGGGCGCCGGGGTGTGCGCCCACGGCCACCACGCTGATTTCCAGAAGATCGAGGGCAGAGATGGTGCGACCACCGCCGCGCCGGGGCGCCGCCTTGGTCGAGGCGAAGCCGATAGACAGGCCCGACAGGGCGCGTTCCCGGATCATCGCCCGGACCTCACGGGCGCGGGGCAGATCCTCGATCAGAAGTCGCCCCTTCACGTGCAGGCCGTCCGGGCGTTCTTCGATTGAGTCCCACACGCCAACGGTTTCCCGCTGCTCGTGGAAGGCCAGCATCGGGATCGGCGGCATGGCCTTGGCGAAGGCCCCCAACTCGATCAGGTCGCCCACGCGATCAGGGCTGCCGAAAGGCCACGCGATGCCCTCGATCACGCCCGCCTCGTCCACGGTGAAGTTGGCTTTGACTTCGATCTGGCTCATTGCACCGTCCCCCGGAATGCTGCGCGGTCGGCGGCGAAGCCATCCACCTGCACCTGCACCCATTGCGCCGCCTTAAGCAGCCGCAGGACGCTGGCGTGATTGTAGGGCACCGGCTGGCCGTCTTCGGTGATCGTCCAGCCCAGAACACAGCGGGCGAGGTTGTTAAGCCGTGCGCGCTCTCTGTCAGCGCCAGAGACACGTCCCTCGGCATCCATGGCCTCGGCCAGCTCGTCAGTGAATTGCAGCCGTGCGCGGGCTTGTGTGGCGCTGTCAGGGCCTGCGATGCGCAGGACGATGCCCGTGGGCTTTCCTGTCACCGGATCGGCCAGCTCGAAGTCGCGGCCACGGTCCTGATCCTGCGCGTCGGCCAGAATGTCATTCAACTGCATGGATCACCTCGACATCCGTGCCCTGATCCACGGTGATGACCGGAACGCCAGGGAATGCCTTCTCGACCTGGGTACGCACGTTGCTGGCGGGCCAGTTGGGGGCGAAGGGTGTCATCCGGATCACCACGGCCAGCGGTTTGCCCTGCGATGGGATTGCGTCAAAGGATGCGTTCTCGGTGCTCATGCTTGGGTATCTCCGCTCACGGGGGCCGTGGTGATGTTGGGGTTCAGGAATTGATCGCCGCCCACGCGCGGGGGCAGGCCAAGCCAGTTGCGGCCCTCGTTCGGGTTCAGGGTCTGGCTGGCGATCAGGGAATTGATGACGGTGGCGCGGGTCGCCAGATCGGCGCGGGTCAGGTCGTCACGGTCGAAGCGGACCACGTAGCGGCCCCGCTCGTCGTCGCTGAACAAGGCACGGTTCAGGGCGCCCTCCAGCCCGCGCAGCCACGGCTCCAGAGTGTAGGACAGAAACTCACGGCCCTTCTGTTCGCTGTTCGACCAGGTGGCGCGGCTCAGATCGCCCACCATCGGGGCGGGGATGTTGAAGGCTCGGGCAATTTCCTCGATCTGGAAACGGCGATTTTCGAGGAACTGGCTGTCGGTGCTGTTCAGGGTCAGGGCCTCGAACTCGGCTCCATCGTAAAGGATCGCGGTCTTGCCGCTGGTATCTTCGCCTTCATGAGCTTCGCGCCATGCTGCGCGAGACTTTTTCACGGCGTCCTCCCCCATGGTTTTCGGGAACTTCAGCAGGCCAGAAGGCTTTGCGCCGCGCGTGAACAGCCGGGCCGCGTGGCGGTCCAGAGCGACGGCAACGCCGATGGCGTCACGGGCGAGGTTCAGGGGAGACCGATAGAGCGGCGGCATCAGGTGGATCACGTCACGCGCCGGGATGGGATTGTTGCCGAGACGGTATGTGCGCTCCAGAGTGTCGGTATCGGCGTCGAAGGTCATGACGCCCTGGCGGTAGCTGATGATCTCCACCGGCCTGCCGTTCACCCGGTTGACCCACGCCATGCCCCCGGCATCGGACACCAGAGCATCGACCATGATCTGGCGGATCAGTTCAAAGCCTGATGTCCAATCGTTGGCGTCGCCACGCAGCAGGGTCAGCACGGGATGATCGGTCACGTTGATCTCTGTGCCGCCCTCGTGGAACTTCACATGCACGTCCAGCGATGCCACGGCTTCGGAGATGAGCTGGATCGCATTGGCAACCACGGGCACCTTCAGGGCCTCAAGGACGCTGATAGAGATGCCGCTGGCGGTCGGGGTAATGCCGAGGATCGCCTCAAGCGCCGGATCGGGCGAGGCGAGGGACTTGCGAGAGAAGGGCCAAAGTTTCATGGCCCCACAATACGGGGGCCAGGGTCAAAGCGGCAGTTGGCAAAACCTATATAAGCCTAGCAAATCGTTGGCTTAATCTGTGGGCTTCGACCTTAGCCAGCTTCGCAGTTCGCTCTGGAATGCGCAATAGCTGGTCGTGCCGGGTGGCCGATAAATCGGCACATCAGGCAGCCGCGCCCAGCGCCTCGCCGTGTCCACGCTCACGCCGAGAAAGGCCGCGATCTGAGGCAGTCCCCACAACTTGCCCTTTACAGGCGCCTCCAGCAAAGCGTCGAGGCGCCAGCGGTCAATCGGCGGGGCGTCGTGCAACGGTTCTTCAGTCATCCCAAAATCTCCAATTCGGTCATATCTTGCACGCGCCCCCACGCGCCGGTCCCCGCTAATGGGGCAAAGTTAGCGACCACCCCCCCGTGTTCGATATCAGCTGTTGCCAAATCAACTTGCGCGGCGCAGCTTGGCTGACCGGACATTTCCAGCATGAGGCGCCAATGTTTATTGAACTGATGGACCACGCGGATGAATGCCCCACCATTGTGAACACCAAGTACATCGTGCGACTGGCCAGCATGGACGGCGATCAGACTGCCATCTATCTCAGTGATGGTAACTCGATCACGGTTGATGAGAGCTATGCGATCGTTAAAGACAAGCTCCGAGAGATAAATGTTCTGACCGCCTGAAGCTGCGTTACTCATCCGATGAACCCAATCGAGCTGCTGCCATCATCCAGCTTGAGGGCTACGGCATAGAACTCGCCGCGCTGCACCTCTGACCCTGCGAACCATGCGCAGCTACAGATCGGCAGGTGTTCATCGACATGGACCACCGTCATCTTCGGCCCGCTGCTCTTGAGGCGCACCACGTCGCCTGCCTTGATGGGATCACTCATCGCTCATCTCCCGACCAGTAAACGCACCATAGATCACAGCAGCCCTGCGAGTGACCGCACGTGCCAACACAGGGTCAGTGATGTTTGCGCTTGCTTTGTGTCCCCCTGGTGTCTTTCCAGTGGGGCCATAGGCGGCAACGATACCCTCAGCCTTCTCGATCAGAACGCAACCGGTCACAGCCGTGATGGGCATGTTGAGGTTGAACGATGCCAGCAATCGATTGCCGCGTGTGTTTGGCTGTCCATCGATGACGGTCAGCTTGGAGATGGTGAAGTCGGGTATGCCCGTCATGATTCATTCCTTTGCCAATAGGCCGAATTGGGGTCATCAAATTCCGCAGCATCATTACTGCCACGGACAGGCGCCACGGACGGACAAACGGACACCCTTATAGGGGGGTGTCCGTGTCCGTCCGGATCTGTCGCGGACAAGTCCGAGGCTGTCCGTGACTTGTCCGCTTTGTCCGTTACCCAGACATAGTTGTCGAAAATGCGTATCCGGTTCTTGTCCATGAGCGCATCACGGTGGCGCCGGAACGTCCGGGCCTTGGTATCGGCATTATCACTGTCCGTAAGGCCGACGCGGTCGCAGCAGGCCTGCCATTCGGTCAGTTCGACCACGGGTACATTGGGCAGCTCGGAGGATCTGATGATCCGGCCCTTATCACGGAGTGCGTCATGCAGCGCGGTCAGCGCCACTTGGACACGTCCGGACACACGTTCGCGCTTGTCCGTCCTTTGAATGTCCGCCTGTTCGACAACGGCGCTTGTCACCTTGTCGCCGTCATCATCCGTGCCCAGGAAAACCGACTTGAGGCGATAAGCAAAGACACCCTCGCAGGGCATATCCCGCTGTTTGCGTGCCTCGGCCATCACGACGTCATCAGATCGGGTCAACTCGATCTCGCTGTCTGCCGCCGCCCGTAGGCTGCCAGAGCCGCGTGCACCCTTGCTTGCGTCCTTGCCGCTGTGATGGACGACCATGACGTGCGCGTTGGTAACTTCGCGCAGCATGTCGATGTTGCGGACGAACAGACCCATATCTTTAGCCGTGTTTTCGTCGCCGTTGCCCATGGTGCGCGCCAAGGTGTCGATTACGATCAGCGATGGCATGGCGGAAAAGCCCTCGCGGATGGCGTCGATCAAGTAATCCGCGTCGTTTGATGTGCAGAGGTCCAGCGGCGCTGCAAGAAGGCTGAAATTACCTGCATCCTCGATCCGCTTCATCAGATTGGGATATTCACGACGCATGGCCTCAATGCGGTTGTTGATACCGCTGCCGCCCTCTGCCGCTACGTACAAAACCGGACCTGCGTATTTGGCGCCTGCTGGAACTCGGTGCCCATGCCAATTTTCACCAGCAGCGACATGCAGGCCAAGGTCCATCGCGAAGAACGTCTTACCCACGTTGGACTCGCCATATATTACGCTGAAAGCTCCACGATCCAGCCATCCCTTGACCAGATAACGCGATCGAAGTGCTGGAAGGACGCGCTTCAATGGTCGGATGGCGACGGCAATATCGCTTGCTCGACCGACTAAATCAGAGGGATGCGCATTGGCTCTAGCCGTGCGATGTGCCGCATCTAGTCGCCCCAGTTCTGCAAACTCATTCATGCGCGCGCCCTGGCCGGACGTGATTTAGGAACGCCTCCTGATCCTGGAGCGAAAGCCGATTAAAGCAGGCAAGACCATAGGCCTTACACTCGGACCGGCTCGCCCGGTCAGCCCAGAACGTCGCCTGCTCCATGATGCTGCCCATGAGCACCATCGGGAAGCCTGCCCGCAAAAATTCATGGGCGTCTTCAAGTAGATCGAGGCGATCTTCAGGATCGCAATCAACCAGGGCTTCGCTGAAATCCCTTGCCGAAAGCACTCGGTTCAGGGTATTATCACTGCAATCCCGCCCGGATTGCATATCGACCTCGGATGCGCTTGCCAGCGCTCCGGGGTCATTCCATGTCTGATCGTTCATGATTGGACCTCATGCCGCGACCGGACGGGATTCAATCCATTCAGAGATATCAGCAATACGCCAGGCTACGGCACGGGCGCCCAGCTTGATCGGCTTGGGGAACTCGCCTCGGCTCATTTTCGCGTAAATGGTGGACGTGCTCATCCCGGTCAGATCTTTGACATCAGGCAGGCGGAGAAGTTTGGCAGGCATTGGCTATTCCCTTCAGAGGCGCAAGCGCCATCGTGCCGCGAATGCGGCGCTGATATGACCGTGGACAAGGCATCCACGGAACGTGTAAGAAGGGGTTGGAAGTGGCTCGCAAAGTTCTTCCAACCAAACCCGCAGCACCTTTTGTGGTAGATTGGTGCTGCGGGCGTCCCTAAGTCTTGGGCCTTCTATTAAGAATCTACTCCTTGCTGCGTAACCTCGCAACGAACAGTATAGGGTTGACAGGCTATCTATGCTTGTCGTTTCCGACCCGTTAGTTTGCAGACCTTGTTGGCGCTGCCTGTCATGGGTGTATTTCTCAACTGGTGTCTTCTTGGTAAGACCTACTGATTCTTGCACAAACTCACAAGATATTCGCGCGCAGGCTTCCAGCGTCCTGATGAGCATTCGGGAGGTCAGATCCCTTTAAATCACTGCGCAATAGAACGAATTAATTGCGTGGCACCCTGACGGAACTGCGCCCATCCACGAGAAGTGCGCGCTCTAGATATCGACTATTGCGACGCGTATGACGGCATCATGGCGTCAATGCGCCAGATACACTGCCCAAGCCTCGCCCAGCGCGCGGCGCTTCTCCATCAGATCCGACCTTGCATAAGCAGCTTCGGCTTTGTCCTTGATCGTATGTGCTAGTGCGGCTTCGGCCACTTCGCGCGGGAACGTGGTCTTTTCCTGCGTCCAGGTGCGGAAGCTCGTTCTGAAGCCGTGGATGTCGATGTCGTAGCCGTTCTCTCGCACAAGCTTCAGAAGCGTGGCGTCCGACAGTGGCTTGCCCTTCACGGTGCCGGGGAAGATCAGCGCCTCGGGATCGTCGCTGTCGGATATCTCCTGTGCTTGACCAATTACCGTAACAGCCGCTGCGGAGAGGGGCACGCTGTGCGCCTTCTTGGCCTTCATCACCGACGCCGGGCGCGTCCATACAGGCCCTCCCTCGGCCTTCCAGTCGATCTGGCCCCACCGGGCAAGCCTGACCTCGCCCGATCGGCTGGCGGTCAGCACAAGCAGCCGGAAGGCCAGCTTGGTGACGATGCCGGCGCCGCTGTTCTCGATCGCCGCCATGCAGGTTGAAACCTCAGAGTAGGGCAGGGCCTTTCGATGCTCTTTCTCTTGCCGGTCCTTGGGCAGAGCCTGAGCGATTGCCATGGACGGATCGTCCTGTCGCCAGCCCTTCGCCACGGCCCACTTCATCACCGTGCCAATGCGCTGCCTCACGCGCTTGGCTGTCTCGCGCTTCTCGTTCCAGATCGGTGACAGGACAGCCAGAACGTCGCTGGTCGTCACGTCCCCGATCTTGGTCTTGCCCATCCGGGGGAAAGCGTATGTCTCCAGCGTGGCAATGAACTGCGCGGCGTGCTTCTTGTTGCGCCATGTCGGTTCGTGCAGCTGGTGGACCGTTCGTGCAGCTTCCTCGAAGGTCGGCACCGCTTCGGCTTCTTTGCGGGCCTGTAGCGGGTCCATGCCCTCGTACACTTGGCGCTTGTTTTCCAGAGCGACCTCGCGCGCCCGGGCGAGGGTCACCACCGGCGGGCTGCCAAGGCCGATCTCGCGACGCTTGCCCTTGACCATGATGCGCTGCATCCACGACCGGGCACCGCTTGGCTTCACAAGCAGGTATAGACCCAGGCCGCCGCCGTCGTGATACTTGCCCGGTGCCAAGGGCGATTTGACTTGCAT